GAAACCATCAACAGACCCCAAACCGCACTAATCAATGCCATCAACGACCCCAAGTACCGTTTTGTGTGCGCTGCGCTAGCGCGCAGACTTGGCAAAACCTACATAGCCAACGTGGTAGGCCAATTGGTGAGCCTGGTACCTGGGTCGAATGTGTTGATCATGTCGCCCAACTATAACTTGTCGGGAATATCGTTTGAACTACAGCGCCGACTAATCAAGCACTTTGACCTAGAAGTTGCCAGAGATAACTTAAAAGACAAAATAATTGAGTTGGACAATGGGTCGACTATTCGTATGGGTTCGTTGAGTACTGTGGATAGTTGTGTGGGTCGCAGTTACGATCTTATTATATTTGACGAAGCAGCGCTTGGATCGGATGGTGAAGCCGCATTCAACGTCGCACTCAGACCCACACTAGACAAGCCTGGTGCTAAGGCAATTTTTATTTCAACACCACGTGGTCGCAACAACTGGTTCAGCCAGTTTTGGAATCGTGGTTTCAGCAGTGAATTTCCAGAGTGGGTGAGCCTGCAAGCGGATTATTCGGAGAACACGCGCATGCAAGAGTCTGATGTTGCTGAAGCACGCAGGTCAATGTCGCGTGCTGAATTTGAACAAGAGTACTTGGCATCGTTTACTGTGTTTGAGGGTCAGATTTATAGCCTAGCGGCTACCGATGTTTGCGAACCGCCGGTTGACCTGCGTGGTGAAGCTATAGCTGGCTGCGACCCTGGCTATCGTGATTATACTGCGTTTGTGGTTATTGTGTACGATATGGTTGGGGATGTGTTTTGGATTGTTGACGAGTACTTGAAAAACGAAGCTACCACAGCTGATCATGCCAGTGCGTTTGCGGAGCTGTGTGGGCGTTGGGGTGTGGAAACCATTTTTATTGACTCGGCTGCTGCACAGTTTGCATCGGACCTGGCATACATCTACGACCTGGCTTCAACCAAGGCTAAAAAGGACGTGTTACCTGGAATTGCATATGTACAAACACTGGTAGCTCAGGGTCGTTTAAAGGTAGCACCACACTGCACACATTGTTTAGCGGTGTTTGACCAGTATCGTTGGGATACCAAAGAAGGCTTACAACGTGAGCGTCCCAAGCATGATGACTATTCTCACATGGCTGATGCGATTCGTTATGCTCTTTATACATATACATTGTAAACGGTATTGTACTTAATATTCTATTATACACGGTTTGGATTGGTTGTTCAAGTCAAAATACTCTACCTGCAACATAAATTCTGGTATTGACTTTTTGATGCATACCATGTATAATACTAGTAATCTCAAGAAGGTCCAAGTAAAAAATGGCCAAGAACACAAACAATCGTATCCCAGTAAAGTGGGTTCGCGACAAAGCCAAGGCGGCATACGATAAAAAACCTCAGTGCTTTGTTTGCGACACAAACAAAGACCTGGAACTTCATCACCTACACTCAATCACAATCTTGTTAGAAACGTGGTCTGCGCACAAAGGTTACGATATATCAACAGACGAAGGCATTTTAGCTGTTCGTGATGAATTTATTGCTGAGCACCATACAGAGTTATATGATAAAGTTTACACCCTTTGTAATCCGCATCATGTAGCGCTGCATTCAATATATGGCAAAGCTCCGCCAGTAGGTTCCGAACCTAAACAGCAGCGTTGGATCGAACTCCAGCGATCAAAGCACGTTCATGGTGATAAAGCCGTACCCACAAGCACGCACAACTCGTTTTTCTCACGATTTATTTAAGGAAAAACAATGAGTTGGATAGCAAAATCACAAGACTGGATTCGCCAAAAGTTGAATCCTGCACAAGAACGCATTGCACAAGATGCTGGCACGCAAGTTGGTACAGATGCAAAACTCACCTACTTTCAAAGCTTTCAGAAGCTAGAAGCAGTTAATCGAAGTGTTAGTTTACTAGTAAACGCAGCAGCCAGCCTAGACTATGACGTCAAAGACAAAGTACACGATGGTGTTGTTGCTGGCATTCGCCAAAAAACACTAAACACCCTGCTTAACTTTCGACCTAACCCTTATCAAAGTGCACAAGACTTTCGCAGTGCACTGTTCACAGATTTCGTCCTAGAAGGCAATGCTTTCGTACACTTTGACGGTACTTTTATGTACCACCTGCCTGCAGACAAAGTAGAAATCATGACTGACACCAAAACATTTATTCGTGGCTTTCGCTACAATGGATTGGTAGACTTCAAAGAGTCTGAAGTTTTTTACTTCCGTGATTTGAGTTCGGATAGTATCTATCGTGGATCAAGCAGACTGGAAAGTGCAGATCGCAGCGTTAAATTGCTGTATTCAATGCAAACCTTTCAAGAAAACTTCTTTGATAACGGTGCTGTGTTTGGACTAGTACTTACCACAGACAACACCTTGTCGCAAGTTGCCAAAGAAAAAACAATTGCCTACTGGTTGCAAAAGTACAACGTCAAAAACGGTGGCAAGCGACCAGTGATCTTGGATTCAGGCTTAAAGCCACATCAGCTAGCCGAAACCAATTTCCGTGACATGGATTTTGATGTCAGCATCAAAACTCATGGCGAAAAAATCATGCAAGCTGTTGGCGTGCCGCCAATCTTGCTGCAAGGCGGCAACAATGCCAACATTTCGCCAAACCTTCGACTATTCTATTTAGAAACAGTACTGCCAATGAACCGCAAGTTTATTAGTGCTGTGGAACGCTACTTTGGTTACGACGTAGAAGCTATTACCAGCTCCGTTAGTGCCCTGCAGCCAGAATTAAAAGACATTGCCGCATATCACTCAACATTGGTAAACGCTGGTATTATTTCAGCCAACGAAGCCCGACTAGAGTTGCGCTATGAAGCCAAAGCCGGCAATGATGATTTACGAATTCCTGCAAACATTGCAGGTTCAGCCGCAAATCCTAGCACTGGAGGACGTCCCGCCTCCGCCAAGGAATAACACAAAGGGGTATTATGGTAGATAAAAGTAAAGTACTGTTTATAAACAGTTCTTTTACAAAGAGCAGTCTACCTGCCGCAGACGAAGCTGATGAAAGCGTAACCATTGAAGGTTATGCATCCACAGTTGACGTTGATAGACATGGTGATATTGTTCCTGCCAGCGTGTGGGAAAAAGGTGTCGAGAACTACTTGAAAAATCCAGTAATTCTTGCATACCACAATCACAGTGAACCTATCGGCAGGATGATCGAGCATCGCGTTGACGCAAAAGGTTTGTGGATTAAAGCCCGAATCTCTAAAGCGGCTGGAGATGTTTTTAGTCTTGTAAAAGACGGCGTGCTAACCGCCTTTAGCATTGGTTTCCGTATCGCTGATGCGGAATATAATTCAGCCTTAGAGCTGTTTGTTGTAAAAGAACTGGAACTGCACGAAATATCAGTTGTGAGTGTTCCAGCTAATCAAAATACACTATTTAGTCTTTCTAAGGCGTTTGACACGGCCGAAGAATTTAAGAGTTTCAAACTGCAATTTGCTAACCCAAGCAACTCAGCTAAAGGGCTAGAAGCCTCCGGCGAAGCAAAAAGCGAAATTAACGAGGAATGGAAAATGGATCCAAAAGAACTACAAAAAATGTTGGCTGACGCTGCTACTGCTGCTGCCGAACAAGCCACTAAGTCTCTGCTAGCTGCTCAAGAAAAAGCTGCTACTGAAAAAGCTGCTGCCGATGCGCAACAAGCTGACCTAGACGCAAAAATCAAAGCTGCTGTTGCACTAGCAACACCAAGCACAACTGGTGCAGAAGCACTACTAGCCGAAGTTGAGAAGCGTTTTGCTGCTCAAGCCGACGAAACTAAGTCTGTGGTTGCAGGCCTAGAAGCTAGCCTAAAAGAGAAGGCAGCTGAATTAGAAGCCATTCAAAAATCACGTATGCAATTCACAGACGGCAAAGCCGGTGAAATGTCTTATGCTGACAAAGAAAAGGCTGTTATCCTAGCTAAAATGGCTGGTAAGGGTTTAGCTGACACTAAGTTTGGCCGTGAAATGGTACAAAAGTATGGTGCTCACCTGCCAAGCGATGTATGGGAACTAGAAGTTTCATTAAACATGGAAAACGAAGTTCGCCGTCGTTTAGTTGTTGCTCCTAACCTACGTGGTATTGCAATGCAAACCAACGTGATGACTATTCCTGTGAACCCAGAAGCTGGTGTTGCAACATGGATGGCTAACACAGCATTCGGTACAACAGCCTCAGCTGGTAGCAACGCAACACACGCGCTAAAAGAAATCACTCTAAACGCATACAAAGTTGCCACAAACGAATACGTTGCATACGAAGAAGAAGAAGACAGTTTACTGGCAATTATGCCTGTTATCCGTGACGCCATGGTTCGCCGTGTTGCTCGCGCTGTTGATCGTGCTATGCTACGTGGTGCAGGTACAGGTTCAGACCCAGTTAAAGGTCTAGCAACCTATGATATCGCCAGTGCAGTTACACTAGATATCAGCGATGCTGCTAAAATGACAGTTGCAAAACTACAAGCTATGCGTCGTGACCTAGGTGCTTGGGGTCTAGATCCTTCAGAACTAGTTTACATCGTAAGCACAGAAGGTTACTACGACCTGCTAGAAGACACAAACTTCCTAACAGTCGACAAAGTTGGTCAACAAGCCACTCTGTTAACTGGTCAAATCGGTGCAGTTGGTAACACTCCAGTTATCGTAAGCGCTGAATTTGCAGACAAAGCTGCTGACGCTGTTGGCGCTATCTGTTTTGCACCAGGTAACTTCTTGGTTGGTAATCAACGCGGTCTACGTGTTGACACACAAGACCTAGTAGAAACACAACGTCGTGTTATGGTAGCTAGCCTACGTACTGGCATGACTCAAGTTACAACTAACCTAGGCCCAGCAGTTTCGGCCCTACGTTTCGTAGCTTAATCTACATAAGCAAGACCCTTCGGGGTCTTGTTTTATAAATGTACTCTGGTGCATTTATAAAACAAGAAAGGTATGCTAAATGGGACTAAATTTAATCACAAAAGCGGAATATAAAACATACGCTAGCATCACCAGTACTAATCAAGATGCAGAAATCGACTTACTGATTCCAAAAGTAAGCGAACTAGTAAAAACATATTGCCGCCG